CAAACCAATGGAGTCTAAGAAATGCCAGTAGTTCCGAATGCTTTTGCAGCTAAGCTATTGCTCAGAGTAGCTGCTCAAGGATTGGTGATCGGGGTAGCGGCAGCCTCTGTGGTTATCGCAATCCACCGATGTGCTGAGAAACGAGCTAAGGAGAAAACGCATGCAGCTTAAGACGGCTATCTTACTGATCCACGTAGTGTCAGCCGCGGCCGTAGATATTGGGTTCTACGGCACCATGAAGGCCTACGAGAAATACCGGGCCAATAAATCGTAGTTAAAAAAGATACAGTCACACATAGTCAGCGTGAATCAACATACATGATTCAAACAAACCCTACTCTATCGTCCGTGGAGGACATTGCAATGACTTTCATCCCTAAAGCTATCAACATGAACGCTGAAGTAACTGTTGCTTCGGTTCAAGATTTCGTTTACAACGTTTACAACGCTCCGGTCGAAGGTGGTCGGCTCATTAAGATCACCCCTCGATCTGTCGAACAAATGAACGGCCTGGTCGACGCCATGGCTAACCTGATCGGCTACGACGAATCGAAACTTACCAAAGACGATCTCGAAGCAGCCGCGATCATCGCCTACACCCTCGACAAAGCTTCGCTGAATGGCGTCATCGTAAACGGCGAGCTGACTGCTCTGCCGGAAGACGAGTACGAGGCCATGATCAAGACTATCAAGAACACCGGCCCGTTCTGGGTCGCCCCTGCCCAGATCCTCGTAGTCATGGCTCTGGCGAAAGCAGTCAACGACAATCCGGAATACTGGATGCCTGTCGAAGCTGCTGAAGAGGGTGATGAGAATGTCGGTCACCACACCCCTGCCCAGGAAGTATTCAACCGCCTCATCATGAACGGCGGGCGCTACATCGATGACCATAACGGTCGCAACGAAGTGAGCATCGCCCAAGGCTGGGGCATCTACAAGAACGGTAGTAAAGAGTACGCCTTCATCGGCTACGTCAATTCTCCGTTCTGCATCAATCGCTGCTACATCGGCGACGACAACCTGGTGCACGTATCTACCTGGTCGGTAGGTGGTAACGTTCGGATGGATCGTTTCCCTGGCGAGCCTGAGAAAGCAATCGCCGCTTTCAACGAAGCTCCGGCGTTCCGTGGCGAGCGTCAAGATTCCATCACCGCTTGGATCACCAACCGTAAGTAAGATTCACCCCTGAGGAGTGTGGGTGTTCCACACTCCCTCTTTTTACACTATCGTCCGAGGAGGACACAATGAGCAACGCTAACGTCAAAACCCTGCTGAACGTATTCCAGCAAATCGAAACCGTCATCGAGTACAACGAAGCTTGGGACAACGGCACTGGCTACATCGACGGCATCGTCCGCGCCGATCTGGGTCTGACTACCGGTGAGCGCTTCAAGTGCATGACTACTGGTAAACACGTACGCCACCTGGTTGGCGTGGTTACCAACGTTGGTAACTTCGTGTTCTTCGGTCACCACACCCATGCTGACCAGCTGGTTAGCTACCATCGCCCGAACGCTCTGCGCGGCCTGTTCACCGGTAACGTCGCTGACGAGGATCTGATCCTCGGCGTCATGGGCGGTGAGTTCGGCAACAACTACAACCTGGGCAAGACTCTGGATCTGGTGGTGCAGAAGGCTAACGCTGGCAAGCCTAAGCATCCTGCCAACCAACCAGGCTTCCCATCGCTGACTCCTGTTGATCACCAGCAGGTAGCTCTGCGTGTAGCTGAACGCATGGGTGAGCTCAAGCCTGGCGAAGAGTTCGACATTAACACCATCTGGAATGACGAGTACCACAAGGTGCTCCTCCAGAAGGACTTCGCAGGCGACGAGCTCAGTGGTACTCAATACGTGCAGCGCGCCCCTGACTGCCGGGGAGGTGACGAAGACCGTGTCATTATCAAGCGGGTTATCGACCGCCGCGGCGCTTAAGTCGAAATCGTAATCAACAAAATCATGGCGATACATTGTCGCCATGATTCAACCAACCTATTCTTGCAAGACCAATGGAGTTCCAAACATGTCCGGTGAAATGATCCAAGTTGCTGCCAAATCCGCTTCCCTGTTCCAGCGTCTGAAGAACGTCGCCGCCGCCCACCCGGTGGCTGCAGGCGTAGTCGGTACCCTCGTTGCCGGCACTGCGCTGGTCGGCACCTACAAGGTTGCCAAAGCTGCCTTCGGTAACAAGCCGGAGAAAGTCGAAGTTACCGTGAAGACCGAACCAGGCGCCGAACAAGCTAAGAGCTAATCGGCCCGAGTGAGTGCGGGTAACCGCACTCACTGCTACATCTTTTTTTTCGTTGAAATTCAGGACGGTCACACATTACCAACATGAGATACAACGTAATTAGTTACAACACTCGCACCTTCTGTGTCAAACACCAACCCGCAATTCAAGGAAATGCTTCATGACCACCGAAACCAAACCAGCCTTCAATCCTGCAATCCGTGCTCTGGCCGATGACCTGAAAACCGTCGGCAAGATCAACGCCGATACTCGTCAGACCGACTTCGAAGGTTCTGACGACATCTTCTCCAAGCACATGCCGGAAGGCCAGACCCTGGACTCGCACAAAGCGCACCAGGACTTCCTGCTGATCGCCACCTCCGCCACCACCCTGGCCAACGGTGAGCTGCAGCAAGAAAGCATGCAGAAGGACAAGGACCACCACAAGGGTTCGTTCAAAGTCCTGCTGGGTCATGCGTCGATCGAAGGCACCTACGACCGCGAGCGCTCGGGCACCGCCATGGGCAAACCGTGGAAGAACCACGGCGTCGCCAAGACCGACCTGGTCGTCGGCACCGGCCGCAAGCTGACCGACCACAACAAGGTCGTCAACTACCTGAGCGAAAGCGCCAAGTCCGTATTCGACAACTGATCGAAAGCGCCCGGCCGTAACACCTGTAAAGTCGGGACTTCGGTCCCGGCTTTATGCCGCATCTTTATTTTTTGTTTGGGGACATGAGAATGATCGACATCCGCGTACGTAAGAACTTCAGTGTTGCCACTGACATCATCAGCCATTTGGCGATGCTCAATGACGAAGAAGATAACCGTGAATCCAATGGCGTGTCCATGACGCAAGATACTGTCGCGTTCGGCGACGGCGTTTGCGTTGCTTTGAAGATCGGCAGCAAGGTGCACAAGTTCGAAATCGGTGTAGTCATCACCGCCGACGGCGGCTCCACTATGCTGCTGGTAGGTAACTGGGATATCATCAACCAGTTGGCCTGCATGTCCGAGATGGAGGGTACGGCGCTCGATCCTAATAAGGCGAGTCCGTTCATGTTCCTCAACGATCGCCGAATCCACATCTACCAGTTCATGGATCAGATCCTTGACGAAGTCGGTGTCGACGACGCTTGCCCTGCCGGCGATTGGATCTGGCGTATCGCAAACGAGTTCGCAGCTACTGAAATCCCGACCATGTATCGCGCAGACGCATGAAGAAGGTCACGTTCGTATCTAGGGACTGGATGACCGTCATAGCCGATCCTACGAACGTGATCAGCATTGGTGAACGTGAGGAGAGTATCCCTGCGTTCCCATGCACTCACCAACGCGTTCTAAGGGTCGAATTTGACGACATCGAAGAGGACCTAGGGCCACCCTACCACATCTTCGATTTCACGCACGCAATGAAGATCCTGCGCTTCGTAGAGGAGTGTGGGGATGAGGACATCCTGATCCATTGTCATGCAGGCGTAAGTCGTTCCTGCGCTGTGGCTATGTTCCTTAATGAGTTCAAGGGATACTTCCTAGATCTATCTGAACCGTGCTGTGGTTCTATCAAGAAGTACAACAAAGAAGTCTACCGGGTACTCCGGTTGGCTTATGTCCATTCTCTTCCAGTTATCGGGGTATCTAGATGAGCCTGTACGTACCAATCATTGATCTGAAGCCTGAGCGTATCCCCAATGTCGGAGCGCTTGAGACCGAGATCTTCAGACAGATCGGCGTTCGTTTCGTTATCCGTGCGCGTGCCATTACCGATATCGCCGATACTCGTAAAGCATGCAGGGAGCTGAACACGTATCTGGACTTGCGGGCCGATGGGCTCAAGGTTTCCCAGATCCGTCACGCTCTGGCCCATGCAATCGGCCTTACTTACATCGACGTTGTCGTCATCTCATCCCAAGGTCTGGTTGCCAACGGCAACTGCTTGGTCGAAAACATCCGCTGGCATAAGGACGAAAAGTAATGACCCCACAATACATCGAGCAGTGGAAAAACTTCCCGCGTAATCAGAACACCGTCTTTGAACTGGCCTCGCTGGTTGTCGTCTATGACCAAGATACGCTGATGCGACTCGGTAAGGAACGTGACCTTTCCGCCGCAACGTTCTTCGTCGAGCCTGGGCATGAATACAAACGTGCCAGCACCGCCTTCCAGCGCTCTATCACTTACGTGATCGTCCTCGATGCCGAGGATAAGGCAATGATGGAGAATCCTCAGGAGAATATCAATCCTTGGGATTGGATCCACCTCAAGCAACACGATATCTATAACAAGTATTTCCCTACCCTGATGCGTCAGTCTACGGGCGGTACTAAGTACAACTCCATCGAGAACGAAGTCGATGTAGTGATCTGGGGTTCGCCGATCTGGACCAATCAGCTCAAAGATCGTCGTGCGCCGTACGCCGGCAGTACGTTCTTCAAGGTACATATCCCCGAAGAACCGATCGAAGGTGTCGATGACGAGCACACCGTCAATCTGCTCGACCAGGCGCAAGCGATTACTCACAACCGTCTGAGTGCTCTGCGTGAAAAGATCCCAGCCTTCAAGCACCTGAAGGACGAAGAACAGCTGACGATCCTGACCGAGTTGCGCGATAAAGACGTTGACGACTTCGCCAAGGTCGCCAATGACCGCAATGAGTTCATCAACGCCGATGTGCGCCGTCTGCGTGAAGCGATGACCGAATTCGGGATCAGCTGGTAATGCCTCGGTATACGGACGCTACGCTCGCCAGTCGGATGTTCAAGAGCGAATCCAGGTTCTACGTATTCGTCCTGCTGTTCATGGACGGGAAACAACGTAACGATCTACTTGGCGTGACCGACGCCATGTATCGTGATCCTAAGGCTGCGGAGAAGTGGCGGGACAGTGTACATTACTTCCTACTCATCGCAGCTCCCGGTAGAGACCTGACCCGTCGGATGATCAAAGACGCTAAAGAAGTCCTCGAGAAGTTGTACGAAGACATCACCTACGTCGATTGACGGCATAGAGACCCGGGCGTTTGCCCGGGTCTCTTACCTTTCTTTTTTTTTGCCGCATTAGCGCTTGGACATGAAGTGCAGGCGCGTCCCTCGCGGCAGGACCAACTTCCCTACCAGGGTGTTGATCATGACCTCCCCGGTCATTGAGATTGTTTCGAGGCGATAATCGCTTCCTTCGACAAAGCGACCATCTACGCAGTTCTGGCTGAAGTGGATCACCGAGCCTAGCTGGGCGATTGCTTCGTAGACCTTACTGGTGCCTTCTGGTGCGTTTGGAGAATCCTTGTAGAAGATCCCACCGCGGCTAACGCCGTAATGGCTGAGATCGCCTTCAAGTTCCTTCAACGCATCTAATAGTAATGGCTGGTGTGCTGGCATATTGCTACTCCCAGTATCAGGCATAGATCAGCGGAGTGCGGGCGCCCCGAAGGGCACCCGTATTCCTACCAGGGTTACGGAGTAACCAGGCCGCGCTTGACCAGCGTGATCTGTTCTTGGTAACCACTCTGCGAGATCGCAGCGACATTGCTGTCGACGGCCTCGATGAAGTTCTTCTGGTATTGCGGATCGATGCCGGTTACGCGTACTGCGTCCATGAAGCCCTGGGCGAGCTTATCGACCGCGTAACCAACCTTCTGCCAACCAGTCCAGTTCAGGTTGTAGGTGAGAGTCTCACCGTCGGTCTGAAGCTGGCGGTTACCGGTGTTCTCGCCGATATCCTGGTGTGGCCAGAAGTTGGTGATGAGCCAGGCCTTCTGCACCTTCTTGAAGGTCTTGTCCGGTTCCCAGGCCAGAATGGTGCCACCGTAGATGTCAGCCAGCTGGTCAGTGAACTGTTCGGACACGCCCGACAGGAGTGGGTGGCCGGTATCCGGATCCATGATCAGGTAGCGCACCATGTCTTCCAGGAAACGGATGACCGGCATGTTGTCTTTCTCGACCACAGTGGAGCTGATCTGAGAACGAGCACGCGCTACGCGAGAAGGGGTCTGGAAGACCTCACCAGCGTTACCCAGCTGAGTTTCCTGGGTGTTCACGCTGAGAGTACGGTTGAAGCCCTGCCAGGACTGCATCCAGTTCTCGATGAGGTTCTTGTACGCGGCGACGTAGGCCGACCCGTTCGGCAGCATCATCAAACCAGCCGGCGCTTGCAGCACCTTGATGATCAGCGGCTTACGGATGTAGTCCGTGGCCGACGGGTAGTATTGCATTTCGGTGAGGTAACCTTGGTTACCTTGCACCGCCATGTTCAGAACTGGAGGCAGGGCGTTTTTGGCGTACGCCTTGTTCTGATGAGTTTCCGAATAACGACCCATTTAGATGGTCTCCTCGAGTACGCGGCGACGGCTGGCGATAACCGCGAGGTTCTCGACAGTACGGATATTGTCACCCGCCATGCCGATATCCAGGTGCCATGGGAAGCCCAGCGCCTCGTCCTGGTCGGTGAAGTACGCACGCGGAGTGATATCCACGCGGTTGTCGTACTTGCCCGCGGTACGAGTGGTGACGCGGTTGGTCACTTCGTCCAGGAACTGGTCATCGGTCAGCTGCGAGTCGCCCGACAGTTCACGCCAGGTGATGTGGCCGATGCGGGTCAGGTTGCACGCGATGCACACGTTGATGTAACCGTGCAGCACCGAGGTGTGGTCCTCGTAAATCGATTGCAGGCCGGCCCAGAACAGGCGCGACATGTCGAAGTACTCGGTGTAGTTCAGACCGTTGTTCCAGTCGTTGTTGCGAACTTCTGGATCGCGAGTAACCACGTTGTGGTCACGGTAGCGGGTAACGACGTTCTGCTCACCACGGCCGAAGGCGTAGGTCGAATCCATCTCACCGTTGGCAGCACCCATGTAGCGAGTGGCCAGGATCATCAGGTATTCGAGGAACGGTACGAGGCCGTCGTAGTCGTCTTCGATCAGGTAACCGGCCTGGCCGACCACCATGAAGCGCAGCGCCTTGGTGCCGAACTCCTGGCTCTCTTGCATTGCACGGAAGTGCGAACGCAGCGAGATCGCGATCGAGGAATCCTCGCTCGGGGTGTTCAGCGGACGGCTGACGTCCTGGGTGCACGCATGGACAACAACGTCCGGACGGATGTTGTGGAAGTTGGCGAACTTCTTCTTGGTGTCCAGAGGGAAACCAGAATCCCACACCGAGTCGTACGGCATGCGAGCGATGTCCTTGAACGGAACATCGGAACCGTCCAGGTTGCTCAGCACTTCGTCAACAGCGGTGTTGTACGAAGCAGCGGTAACAACGCCGTCATCGCCGCCAACCATGTACAGGTTGGACAGCTCACCGAACAGCAGACCGCCGGCTGCCGGACCTTCCACCACGAAGGTGTGGTACGGGTTGCCGGAAACGTCGACACCGGTCAGGAAGTTGAACTGGTGCGGATCGGCGATTTCTTCGGTGGTGTAGTCGCTTTCCTTCGCAGCCAGCTTGGTCAGCACCTCGAGGATGTTGGCGTCATAGACAGCCAGCTTCTCGATTGGACCGTAACCGGTGAAGGCTTGCGGGTTGGTGGATTCGTACGCAGGCTTGATCACCTTACCGGCGTAGTACTGCTTCTCGGTCTGCAGGTTGATGGTGCCCTGCTTGAACGAGAAGTCCACGTAGCTCTCGCTTTGCAGCGTGCGCTTGAGTTGCGCAGAGCTGGCGGCCGAAGCGCGCTCGACGACCTGGAGGCGATACAGGAACGCGCCCAGTTCGTTTTGCAGATCTTCGTCAGCAGGCTCGGTCGACGTAACAGTCGGAGCGTGCAGGCGGAAGCCGATGTTGTTGCCGCGGGCACCGTCCCAGCGAGCCAGGCCGTCCATGACGGGGATGGTCTCGGAGAGGCCGCCGTCTACGGTGGATACCAGCTTACCTTCAGCCTTGGCGCCGGACCCGAAGGTCAGGGTACCGTCGGTACCGGTAGTCACTGGAACCCAGCGCCATTGGGCGCGGAAGCCGTCGGTGGTTTCACCGGTCGGGATCTTGTTGCCGTCGGCATCGAGCTTCAGGCTGTTGTCGCCATTACGCTCGTACAGAGGCACCTTGTCTTCGACCAGATCGATCGCGAGACGGAAGGTAGCCTGCTTGGCGCCTGGCGCCTTCAGTCGCAGGAACAGCGCAGTGCCGCCGGCGGTGAAGTGCGAGCGGAGGAACTGGCTCTGGTGGGTGAAGAACTTCGACTTCGGACTGATAACTTCCGAACCGTAGAGCAGCTGCAGACCGGCGGCGTTTACGTAACCGGCGGAAGCGTAGCTGCCCCATGGAGCGAAGCCCATGAAGAGCGGGAGACGAATCGGCAGCGATTCAACGGGCATTGCCACGTTGACCGGCGAGTCATCTCGAATGCCCCGGAAGTTGGTGCGGGGCAAAGAGCTGAGGGCGCTTACAGGCATGGTGTTACTCCCAGGAGCATGTTCTGCGCAGAACGTCGAGGAATGGTATGGTCAGCCAACTTCGGCGCATTTGCCGGAGTAAGCATACTATTTTATTTCTTCCATAACGATGAATTGTAACTTTTAACTCACATAAGTAGGAGAGGCGAACTATGTTCGACACCCCATACCAGACAAGTCCGTGTGCGCGTTTCGATCTCTCCAAAACGCTGACCGCTATCCGTCGTCTGGAAATCAACGAAGAGCTGCTGCCAGCAGAAGGTAGCGTCTACGGTGTGAAGCTCGTCCCGCCGGGCGTAACCGACATGCTTCCTTTCCTCCAACCAATTACTCGGGTGGAGGCTGCGAAGTACAACGTCGGCCTCGAAACCGCTGCCGTGATCGACGGCCGTTCTTTGCTGCGTCAAGACGGACGCCCTGCAAAAGAGGACGCGTACAAGCACGCTGTGCGGATCGCCGACCTCACCGCCGCATGGCTGAATGAAGGTCCTTCGATCCGCAAGGACATGCTGAACCTCGGCGAGTTTCCGGCCAAGGTATTCATCAGCTGGTTCGGTATGGCGCTGGCTCAACGCCTGAGTCTTGACTTCGGTCAGACGTCGTTCTTCCGAGCGCTGGTTGCCGTTTATTACATCCAGCTGTTTGACCCGCTGCCGGAGAATCCTTCCCAGGATGACATCGACAGACTGGTTGTTCGTGCTGCCCGTTATATCCCGGGTGTCGACTCGATGACCCTCGGCGGTATCTTGGGCGAGATCCCTCGCCTGAATAACCTGAAGGACTTCATCGACTGGGCGCGTAAGGCTCTCGATAGCCCTCGTGCTGAGCCGTTGAATATCCCGCTGGCGTATCGTGCGCTGGACTACACCTTCGGTCCCGCCTATCGGGAATCCGTTGCCGTTGCTCTGGAGTTCCCGCCTGTCTTCCTCGCACTGGTCTATAAGACAGTCGAAGAACACAGCTACACCAAAACCGGTCTCGGTAAGGTGATCGAGCGGGTGGTTTCCAAGCAGAACGACAAAGAGTTCCTCAAGCAAATGAACCACCTCATGGGTAAGAGGTAATACATGGTCAGCTCAACCGACTTCCTGGTTGATCACGCTTATCACAACGTTTGGTGCGCACCCGGACAGGACCGTCAACACATCATCGGTCCCCAGCGCATGACCAAGCGGGCAGGCGCGATCGGCAACATCAAGATTGGCATGCGGTCGTGGAACCTTCCGACTCCGAGTGAGTGGTACCACGTCTTCATGATTGGTGATCTCCCGCCAGAGTTGGTTGGGATGGAAACCATCAAAGACAAGTGGGTCTCTGCGCGAGCGCACTGCGTCAGCACTTCGTTGCTAATCGACGTGTACCTCAAGAACGGCCTCCACTTCCCGCTGCACCGCACCTACTTCCTTTATACCGGTAAGGGCGCTCTGGTCATTGCCATCAAGCATACGCCAAAGATCGCTCACCTTGGTTTGGAGCAGCCGTGGATCCGTTGGCGCAGCAACGCTTACTTCGATGGTAAGCTCGGCCCTATGAATGGCGGTATCGATGTTCAGGGCATGACCCCGACCACCGAGGCGCAGTTCTATCAGTTCCAAGTGTTCTGGCGCGATGCGAAAAGCAAGCCTGGTTATGCTTGGGCATTCGTCAACGGCCGTCGGGTGAAGGATCTCAACCTCACCACGCTGAAGCTTGGCGATCACATCGAGTACTACTACGATTCCTCGGTCAAGGAAGTGCTCGAAATCAAGACCAAGTCGCTGCTGTCGTTCGAGAGTATTCGCGATGGGCAGACCAAATACCTGATCCCACGACCAGGTCTCGGCACCACTATCGACTTCAAAGACGACATCGACATCTACCTGCTCAACTACGAGCTGGCAGCAAAGTACACCGGCGTCTACTACAACCAGAACTTCGACATGTCCATCCGGAACGTCACTCATCGTGACTTCTCGATCCCGTCGGCGTTCCTGCGCGGTTATGTCGACGACAGTCCTGACGGCTGGTACTGGAACCAAGATCTTCGGATCGAGGTGATCGTACGCAAGTCTGGCTGGGATCGTAAACTGGTCGATGAGAACGGTCGCATCAAGGAGCTGTTCAAGCTGCCTGAGGCGAAGCGTCTCAAAGCCATGGTCGGTCAGAACGCCAACGTGTCGGTGTGGAAAGCAGCGGCTCTCGAGAACAGTCCGTACGTCAAGCTCTTTGGCGAATCCATGACGGGTATCACTCGTCAGATGGTCGAAGACGCCTATGGCTACAACGCGATCAGTCGTCTTATCGGCGATACGCCTATCAAGTACGTCGACGGTACCGGCTGGGTAACTCTGCCGTTCAGTCTGACCTACCGATCGACGGTGTTTGAGTACGATGCCGCCGGTGTCTTGCTGGGCTGGTATCCGCACGACTACTCCATTGAGTATCCGGTACGTAATGCCGAAACCAAGTACGTGGAAGCGTTCATCGGTAAAGGCGGTGTGGGTCTCTGCACCAAGTACGACACGTTAACGCAGACTCTCGAGAAGGGTGTCGACTACCGTTTCTACGTGAGCAACATCTACAACGGCGTTAGTCAGAACGACTGGAAAGACGTGACGGGCGACGATGAGTACTACACCGTTGCAGGTAACGTAGTAACGTGGCACGTCAACCCTGTACGCTTCCATACGGCGGTCAAGAGTTCGAAAGACTTCTTGGCTTCGACCATCGAACTGAACTATCGGGACGATCTGTTGGCGTTCACCGTCAATGTGGAAGAAGTGCGTGGCGGGCGTGTGCCTGTGACTACGGTCATGGATATCCCGCCCGGACAGCTTGACGTGTTCCTCAATGGCTTCAGTCTGATCGAAGACATCGACTACTACGTTAAGTGGCCGGAAGTCTGCATCGTGAACAAGGTCTTCTTGAAGCCTGGTACACTGCAGACGGTCGTGGTACGTGGTCGCGGCTTCTGTGATTCCAACATGCAGCTCGAGAAGGCGAAAGACGTAGGCTTTGTCATGTACAACGAGCTGAGCCGCAATGCTCGCTTCAACGTACGTGACGATAAGGTCTGTCGCATCACCGTCGGTGGTCAGTTGTTCACTCGGGAAGAGGTCGGGTTTGTCGAAGACAGAACCGTGTTGTCTGGCGATGTCGCTAACGGCACCCCGTACCAGATCTCCAATCCGGTGATCCCAATGGCCGGCGTTACCAATGCCGATACCTACGTCCTTAAAGCCAAGTCTGAGCTCATCGATAAGGAAGTCGAAGACTACCTGACTCTCGGATTACCCGAGCCGGTGGAACCTCAGCCGAACCCGATCCCGGGCAAATATCCGGTGTTCAGTCCGTTCACGGCCAAGCTCATCTACGACATGCTCAACGGCATCTTGCTGATGGACGAGTTCAAGGGCGAGTACAGTCTCAACGACGTGAAAGCCAAGCTCGTAGGCTACGAGTGGATCCTGCCGTACGACCCTGCGCTTAAAGATGTGAACACGGATTACATCATGATCCATCCACATCCAGAGACTCGTGTCATCGAGCTGGACATCTACCAGTTCCGGTTTGTGACTCGTGCGATTGAAGCTTACCTTGGCGACAAGGTCGCGATCAACCGCCACACGGTTATCGTGGAAGAAGGCTTCCAGCACGAGATGGACGACCATCCTCATCCTCACCGGACCTGGGAAGAAGTCGGGGAATAATCAACCGGGAGGCTGTTTAGCCTCCCCTCATTGAGTCAGAGACTATGGCTGAGAATATCATCCCGCTACCAGATGGCGGGTATGTGATCACTGATCAGGAGCGGGAACTCAACCTCTCGTTCAACATCAAGAACCTCTACAAGTACCGTCTCGTCGATGACGGGAGTGACGTGGTTCAAGGCGAAGGTCATTACGTACCTAACGTCGATGACGTGTCGTGGTCGTTCGAGCTGGGTTGGTTCCGGGTCTCTCGGGTTGACTACACCAGCTTCGTTGCAGACCTCGTATCGTGGGAGCCTCCGAAGGATGCTTCTGACGTCGGCGTTGAAGACGTTCTGCTGGGCGTCGGCCCAGGCTACCCGAGCGAGACCTGGCGCCTGTTCATCGACACCCGTGTCTTCCCTCACCGCATGGCTCTGCACGCTGCTCTGCATGTGTACGGATCTCAAGCCAAGTGGTGCGTGGTCTACAAAGGCATCGACATCACGCCTTCCGGAGAAATCATCAGCGCCTACTACGACCAGTCCGGCGACTACGTGAACGAACTGATTCCTCTGGAGCTGGTCGCTAACGAGAAGCTGAACAACCGCGCCATCAAAGCGCCGGTCATGGGTTACACCAGTAAGACAATGAACGACGGCGAGCTCTGCACGGCCGTTATCTATAACGACCAGGAGCAGATGATCAGTAAAGCAAAACTGCTGGTCATGAACACCAACCTCGTGCGTCGTCCATTCGAAGGTCAGAAGCGGGTTCGCTCCATCGAGCTGCTCAGCCCTAACCTTTCGAAGACCGAGCCGAACACTCTGCTGGTACCGATCAACTACACCGTTGCCAGTTTGGCACTGCGTGCAAAGGTTACCTACATCGACGGCACCTCGCGTACTCTCGATGTGGTCGACGAAGATGCGAACGGCAAGTTCAAGCTGCTGGGCCTGAAGTACTGGTCGCCGAGCATCATTGGTACGCCGCATGACGTGGTTCTGACTTATGCGCTGAGCGATTCGGAGGAATACTCCTATCTGCAAGGCGAGACGGCCAACGGTGCAGTGACCGAGGAATATCGGATCATCGGTACGCCTGCCGATCCTGCTCGCAGCCTCAAGCTGTACGCCTTCCCGACCTGGGTCTCCAACGTCGTCGGCTACACGCTCGAATACTGGCTGTACGACCTCAACCGTTCGGTGGCACGTCGCGTACCGAAAGGCGCGATCGAACTGTCGGAAGAAAGCATGCCGTTCGACGGCCTGGAATACACCTCGACTCAGCATCTGACCTTCGGCGTAAACCTGAAGGTGGTCGACGTGGAATACGGCGACGATCGTCATACGCAATCCTGTCAGATTGCGCTGCTGCGTGACGGCGGTATCGCCAACTCCAGTAACTGGAAGCTGCGCTTCGCGGGCAACCAGAAGAACTGGTACGGCGACAAGCTGCAAGCTGTCATCAAGGCGGGTAGCAATGGCATGTCCTTCATCAACGTGATGAATGGCGCTGCCAACAAAGCTGTCTGGCTCGACATGTTGTATTACAACAGCGAACCGCTGTACGACCCACAGACCGAGAACAAAGCTCCGGAACCATCGCACTTCATCGTCACTACGAAGACGCGTCAGGTCGAGGTGCCGATCGGTCAGTGGATGAACGACATCGCTTTCATCAACGACTTGGCGGAAGGCGAAACCGTATACCTCAAGTGGATCAAGCGCCTGGCAGGCGGCAAAGATCTCCAGCTTGGCGTGTCCGGTCTCCCAACGCATTCGCAGTGATGGACCTCACTGGGCAGGGTGACCTGCCCAGTGGGCTATGCCGCAGAGGTGTATCATGGCTCTTAAATTCAAACCGATCCTGTACCTCGAGGACTGGGATCGTTATCCTCACGCCGTTGCTGACGTCAGCTCACGAAACTACAGCTGGGTCGAAATGGCGTACAAATATCAGACGATGGGTATCCAGAACTGGTACTTCTTCCTGGCGCTACACAACGAGGAGCTGCGTGGGATCGATCCGCATTCCGACAAGCTCACCGAGGAACAACAGGAACTGATCCTGCTCGAATGCGCCATCAATCCGTGGTACGCGCTTCGCGAAGTGATCCGTATTCCTGATGGTGACAACCTCATCATGCTGGAAGCGAACCGTGGCAACATCGCCATGTTCTGGTGCGTGTTCAACTCATTCATTACCTTCGTCCAGCAGATCCGCCAGACCGGTAAAACGCTGAACACTCGTTTCCTGGTGGTGTTGTTCCACATCTTCATCACTAAGGGCGCGACTCACGTACTGTTCACCAAGGGTGACCTTCGTCGAGACGAGATCAAATACTACAAGAAGTTCCGTGCGGCTCTGCCGAAATGGATGTGGTACCTGACGCCTAAGGACACGGACAACCAGTACGAGTTCACTACCCTGATGAACGAGAACCAAACCTTCTCGTACGTTCCTCAGGGTTCGCCAGACGATGCCAACTCCGTGGGTCGCGGTAAGACTCCTGACTTCGTAAACGTCGACGAACCGCCGTTCCTGCCAAACGCCAAGGTATCCATCCCTGCGCTGATCGCATCGACCACGGCTTCCTTCGACAAGGCGCGCAAGTACAAGAAGTTCCACGCAATTCTGTACACGACTACGGCCGGTGACTTGTCAACCGAGTCAGGCAAGTACGTTTACGAGAACATCAAGAAGAAGGGCATGTTCTTCTCCGAGATGCTGTTCGACGCCGATAACCGCGATGACGCTGTAACCATCATCATGGCCAACAGTAAGTGCGAGGATCGTTCCGCGCCTTACGTCGACATCTCGTTTAACCACTTGCAGCTCGGCAAGACCAATGACTGGCTCAAGGGTAAGATCGCGACGACTCCAGGTACTCGCGACCAGATCAAGCGAGACTTCCTCGGCCAGTGGACATTCGGTTCGACCAGTAACCCGATTCCTGAGAAGCTGTTGAACCGTATCCGCGACAACATCAACTCGACACCTATCGTCGTCACTGACGAGAAGTATCGGTATCAGGTCAAGTACCATCGGGAAGTTGATTACGTCAAAAGTCGTCAAGCCATCCTCGGCCTCGATACCTCGAACGCCGTTGGTCGTGACGCCATTACTGGCGTGCTGGTGGATGTGGAGACCAGTGAAACACTCGCCTCCTTCATGGTGGGTGAATCTTCCTTGACGTGGTTCGCCGTATGGCTTGCCAAGTTCCTCGAAGAGCATCCTCTGGTAACGCTGGTTCCTGAGGCGAAGTCGACCTGGATCGGTATTCTCGATGACCTTCTCATCGAACTGCCGCTCAAAGGGATCGACCCGGGTCGTCGTATTTACAACCGTATCGTCGACTCGGCGCGTGGTACCGATAACGAGAAGCGCAACTATCGCGAATACTCGGCCGGTACTCCGACCGAACGCAAATACTTCCCGTACCGTAACCAGTTCGGTTTCCCAACCTCTGGTCCTCTGCGTGAAGATTTGTACGTTGTTACGTTGCGTGAGGCTACCAATGATGCGCCGAAGTTGATTCGTGATGCTTCTCTCATCGACGAACTATCGTCCTTGGTTGAGAAGAACAACCGGATCGACCACAAAGCCTCCGGCCACGACGACCATGTAATCTCGTGGTTGATCGCTCAGTGGTTCCTGCGTGAAGGTCGTAACCTTGACCACTACGGTATCGACAACCGTAAAGTACTGTGTCGCCTGAAGGTTGCCGCTACTGGCGACGACGTGAAAGAACAACGGGCAGCGCTGCGTCAAGAACGTCTAAACTTGGAGCTGGATAAACTGACTGCTCAATTGGCTGATGCCAAGGGCATGTTGGAGATCCGCTACATCGAATCGAAGATCTCTTCGCTGAAGACCGAGATTCGTGAGGACGCTATTGACGACATCGGCTCGATCGACCGTAAGTCGCAAATGGTGGCTGACAAGAAAGCGGAAGCCAATCGCAATGCTCCTCGACTGACCACTCGCAACTACGGCTTCAACCCGTATCGCTACAACGGTCGGTTCTAAACAGCATAGAGGCCGGGGAACTTCCCCGGCCCTTATGTCATTTCTGGTAGTGGTGCATGGTGAACGTTCGGATCAGAATGTAGAGCAGCACCGCATTACGAACCGCCGCCACCAGCACCTTGTTCTTGGAGCGAATGGCGATTGCCGTGATCTCTTCGGTTAGCTCTCGCATCTCGAGGATCATGGGGTTGTTGGTACGGGACGCCTGATACAGCGAACGCATCTTCTTGATCAGACCCGGAATGTCGGAGTTCGACGCCATGGTATTCGGGTTCTTGTTCAGGTAATCGAAGGCGTGCTGTAGGGTAAGCTCACAGATGCGCTGTACGCGTGGATCGGCCTTAGGTGAGGCGTTGTTCGACATGTACGACAGAACGTTCACCAGGGCGCTCTTAGGCATCGTGGGGACCGTCTTGGCGATAACGCCGACCAACTCCGGGATGATGAAGTTGTTGCGATCACTGAGGATGCCGAGCAGATAGCGCATGTAGCTGGAAATCAAGCGAGTCTTGTCACGGATCTTCAGCTCACCATCCAACTCGATGGTCGAACCCACGTTACGGATCTGCATCTCGGGAGAGTTCTGTACCACCGTGAACATGTCACGGATGTTCTTCAGGATGTCCTTGATCCGGCCTTGTGTATCGTTGGCAATCTTATCGATGTCCTTATCGAACGCAACGAGTGCCTTGTACCACAGCTGACCTTTACCGACGATCGCTTCAGCTCGGCGGCGCAGCAACTCGCCCCAGTTACCGGCGACCTTCAGACCGAACCGCTTGCTTAGCGCCGCGTAAGTAGCCTGAGCTACGATCGGGTCTGCGTTAAATTTGAACCAAGCTGCCAATATAGATGTAATGTATTTATATTGGAGAACCAACGCGACAGCCATGGCGCCATCATGCTTTTCGGCTTCAGAGAGCTTGTCCGTGGTCAGGAACTTATGAATCATCCACAAGCAAGCCAGGTTCATTGTGTCGGAGGATACGTGCCGATGGGTCACGACCTCTGGGAGGGCATGAAGATCGTCTTCAAGAGAATCTTCGTCAACATCCATCACCTCATCAAACCACCGGTTCCGGTCTTCGTCCTTGAAACGCACGGGATCGACGCCCATGAGGTTACCGCCGAAGAATGAGATGTGGGCATCGTTCTTATTGACGAACTGCTGTTCGTAAGTTTGCACCTTCCGCAGCATCTTCTGGTCAAAGACCATGTGCTCACAGTGGTGCTCAAAGACCGACTTGATATTACGTTTAGCCGGGCTACCTGAGTAAAGACTTTCCATTGGAGTGATCCGCCAGGAGGTGTTCGGGAGTCACAGGATAACAATCAACTTTATTTCGATCATACATTTTCGACATGATTAACCAACACAAACGCCCGGGGAGGGCACTGCAATGGATGCCAACGAAGTAGGTTATCGTTATCACTTGCGTGCTGGTGAAGATCAGGATTGCGATGACTGTAATAAACGCGCTGTCGTCAGGATTACTGAGAAGTCTGGTGTCAGTACGTCTTACGGTTATTACTGCAAAGCGTGCGCACCTGAGAAAACCAGCACTCCAGCTCCACAATGCCGCATCGGCGGCGTAAGAACAGCATAGAAAACAGGGGTGGAAAATCCACCCCGTCTATGCCCCAAACTTTGAGAATTAAAAGGACCTGATCATGTTTGAAG